GGATATCCAAGCTGAGGGTATCTTCTCTGCGACACCTAAGCTGGTAGCGTACGGACTATTCGACCAAGAAGATGAAAACGTAATCAGACTGCTTGAGAATGGTGACGTAAGGATTACTGAGGAAGGGGATACTCGTATCGTCTCTGGGTTCCAACCTAACACGGCGTACGGGTCCATAATCTCTCAACCTTCTGTCGTTCTCTTCGTCAGTGAACCGTACGCTAAGTATCAGTCCTCTTGGCTCCGTGCTGTACCGTACGTCAAATACGAGAATGATTGGGTCGTTCCTGAGAAGGCTTACAAGTATCTCACTGGAAGATGGAAAAGGATTTACTAACTCATGGCTAACGTAAAGATCAGCCAACTACCAGCCGCCGCTTCTGCCTCTGGTACGCAGGAGTTCGAGGTCAATGATAGCCTTACCTCTAAGAAGGTTACAGGCACTCAGATCAAGACGTTCGTTAACGCGGATCGGGTAGAAAAGACTTCTGACACTGGGTCGGCAAAGATTCCTGTCGGTGCTGAGGCACAACGTGATGGCTCACCTGCGGCGGGCTACTTCCGCTTTAACTCTGATGTCGCTAAGTTTGAAGGGTACAATGGTACCTCTTGGGGTTCTGTCGGTGGTGGTGCGACGGGTGGTGGTACGGATGAAGTCTTTATCGAGAACGGTCAGACTGTAACCAGTAACTACACCATTTCGACCAATAAGAACGCCCTTAGCGCAGGCCCTATCACTGTTAACACTAGTGTAACCGTCACCATTCCTACTGGCTCTAATTGGGTGATCCTATGACTGTCACGATCAACGGCACAACTGGCATCGCTGGCACCAACGGCAGTGCTGGCACCCCTGCGGTTCAGGGCGAGGACACCAACACGGGCATCTTCTTCCCGGCTGCGGATACTGTGGCTGTGGCTACGGCTGGCACTGAGCGGGTCAGGGTGGATAGCTCGGGGAATGCGGGCCTTGGGGTTACGCCGAGTGCTTGGGATGGCGCTACATTCAAGTCCATTGACATCGGGGGCGTGTACAAAACCTCGTTTTACGGTCAGGCAAACGGAGATTGGACCGCTGGCGTTGGGACGAACCACTACTACAACAGTGGATGGAAATACGCCAGCACTGGGGCAGCATCGCGCTACGAAGTAAAAAGCAACCAACACGCTTGGTATACCGCCCCCTCCGGCACGGCAGGCAATGCGATCACCTTCACGCAGGCTATGACGCTGGATGCGAACGGAGACTTGGCTATCGGGTCAACAGACACCGACAGCCGCTTCAAGGTCGAACAAGCGGGAGTTGCTGGGCTGCGGGTCGCGTTCAATAACGGGTCTAGTAACTTTTACGATGCTGACCTAAACATATTCAGGAGCGGAAACGGCACAGAACGCGCCCGCATCGACTCCAGCGGTGTTTTCAGCGTAGGTTGCACAGCCCTCAGCACGACCAGCACGACTGACACTGGCGCTCAGCTTGGATCATCTGGTGCGGGTAACTTTTTTCGGTCTGGCAACACACCGCTGACCGTCATGCGCCAGACAAACGATGGTACGCTCATTGACCTTCGGCAGGGTGGAACTCAGGAAGGGCAGATCGTCGTCTCAGGCACGACCGTCAGCTACCAAGGTGGTCACCTTGCCCGCTGGGCGCAATTCCCAGACAACTCGCGTCCTGAACTTCTCAAAGGCACGGTCATGTCGAACCTTGACCAGATGTCTCAGTGGGGTGAAGAAGACAACGAACAGCTTAACTGCGTTCAGGTCAGCACTGTCGAAGGTGATGTCAACGTGGCCGGGGTGTTCGTGGCTTGGGACAGCGCCGACGATGGCTACAACGACATCCTGCTTGCCATGACAGGCGACATGGTGATCCGCATTGGTGCAGGCGTCACGGTTGCTCGGGGTGATCTGTTGATGTCGGCTGGCGACGGCACGGCTAAACCCCAAGGTGACGACCTCGTGCGCTCCAAGACCATCGCCAAAGTCACGTCAACCCATGTGTCTCACACCTACGCGGATGGCTCCTACGCTGTCCCGTGCGTGTTGATGGCTTGTTAAGGAGGCCCAATAATGTCGCTGATCAAACTCCAAGGCAACGCCTCTGGCACGGGTGCTTTAACCATCGCAGCGCCCAACACCAACACGGATCGGACGCTCACGCTGCCGGATGCTACCACCACGCTGGTTGGCACTGCTGACTTTGCTTCTCAGGCTCAAGCACAGGCTGGCACCGATAACGCTACCCTGATGACACCCTTGCGAACTGAAGAGCACATGACTGCTAATGCTCTTGGTTGGGGGCAGACTTGGCAAAGCGTTACTCGGTCCCCAGCTACGACTTACCAAAACACCACTGGTCGCCCGATTATGGTTTTTAGCTCCATGTCTAACAGCACGGCTATTCAGAATTTTCAGGTGTCTACAAATGGATCAACTTGGATCAACGCTGGAAACTCACAAGCAGCAAACGCGCCTAACCAAGTAATTGTTCCAGACGGACACTATTACCAGTGGACGCAGACCGCAGGGACGACCAACATTACTGTAACGGAGCTTCGCTAATGTCCCAAATCCGCACCAACGCCATCCTTGACGCATCTGGCGGCACCACGGCGACCGTGAACGGCATACCTCTGCGCCCCGGTGTTCTTGACCCTGAGAACCGCATCATCAACGGGGCCTTCGACTTCTGGCAGCGGGGGACGAGTACGACTGCTGATGCCTATATCGCTGACCGCTGGAGCAACTCTCGGCTTGGCGGAACGGTTACTGCGTCTCGTCAGTCTTTTGCGTTGGGTGACACTTTTGGCTCAAACAGCCCGACATTCTTTTGGCGGCAAGATGTTAGTGGTCAGTCTGCAACGTCTCACTATGCTCGGGCTGCAACGCCTATTGAGGGCGTTCGTTCTTATGCTGGCCAAACAATCACGGTGCTTGGTTGGGCGCGTAGGTCTAGCGGCTCTGGCAACATGGCTATTGGGCTTGAGCAAACGTTTGGTACGGGCGGCTCTCCGTCTACGTTTGTCGCAGTGGGGGCGCAGGTCGTTACTCTGACGACTTCTTGGGCAGCTTTTGCCGTGACCTTTACTGTCCCCTCAATTAGCGGCAAGACGCTTGGCACAAACAACAATGACTCCTTGCTTGTGACGGCGTGGACTTCGGCAGGTAGCGACTACAACTCTAGATTTGCTACTACCCTCGGCCTCCAGACCATCGGGGTTGACCTGTGGGGCGTCCACATCAAGGTTGGCACTCACACCACGGCGGCGACGGACCTCTACAAGCAGCCCGAATTGGGGCCTGAGTTGGCGAGGTGCCAGCGGTACCACACTCGCTTGGCTTGTGCCATTCGCGGGTCACAAAGTTTTGCGGGTCAAGAGGTAATCTGGGATACGGCGCTTCCTGTGACCATGCGCGGGACACCATCCACAGTAATTTCGAACGCCTCTCCAAGCGGAGCAATGAACGGCGGGCCAGCGGTCGCCAACGTTTATCCCGACACCGTGACGGTCCTTTCCACGAGTTTTTCGGCGCTGAACGCAAACGGGGCCTGCTCTTTCACACTGGCACTAGACGCGGAGCTATGACCATGACCATCACCTCAGCCCAATACGCCAACGACATCTTCACGGGCCAACCGTTCATCATCAAGGCCACCATCGACGGGCAAGAGTGGTCCGTCCCCTTGGCACCGGGCAACCGTCACTACGACGAGATCATGCGTCAGGTCGAAGCTGGCACCCTTGTGATCCAAGAGGCTGACGCAGCATGACACCTGAGATGCTCTGGAGCTTGTAAATGTTCGACCCAGTTAGCATTGGCATGGCAATCAGCGTTGGGAGCAAAGCTTTCTCAATGCTTAAGCAGGGCATTGCTGCTGGTCGTGAAATACAAGACATGGCATCCCAGTTGTCTGAGTGGGGTAAAGCTGTCTCTGACATTGCTTACGCTGCCGACAAAGCAAATGAACCACCGGGTGTCTTCAAGACGTTGTTCGGTAAGGACACCCAACAGAGCGCCATTGACATCTTTGCAGCCCAGAAGCAGTGCGAACAACAGCGTAAGGAATTGCGTCAGCTTATCAGCTACAGTTATGGTAACGACGCATGGTTAGAGTTCCAAGCTATTGAGCGTAGGGTAAGAGAGCAACAGCGCGAACAGGTCTATCGTCGCAAAGAGTTAATCGAAGGTATCCTAGAGGCTGCACTCTGGACAGGTGTTATCTTAGCAACAAGCGTTATCGCTGGCTTTGGTCTGTACTTCTGGGGTCGTTATCTGGAGAGGTGGTAAGATGGTACTAGAACATTGGATATGGCCTGTGTCTGTCATTGCCATTGGTGTACTTTTCTACTTCAGTGGTGATGGCTTTTATCGTTATGAATGTCAGTCGCCCTCCCATTTCGACTCCCCTGAATGCCAACCTCCTATTTGCTTACGTACTCGAATGTGCGCCACTGACCTAACGGGAACATCAGAATGAAAAAGACTGACCCTGAATACCTAGAGGCCAAGCTACGTTACTTCGTAG